TTGCACCGGCGTCAGCAGCCGGCTCTCCAGGGTCGTGTCGCCCGTCTCGAAATTCGCGATGGGCGTTACCAGCGTTGAACTGCCCCCAGTCGCCACCGGCACGGAGATCGGCTTGCCTGGTCCGATAGGATCAGGGGAGCAGTCATTTGTGAAGTTCGTGAGCGGCCCTAGGACCGTGCAGAACGCGGTCAGCGCCGTCTCGCAGCAGACCTGGCAGACCAGGTTGGTCGGAACGGTTGGAAATACATTAGCCATTTGAGCGGGAAAGTAAGTTGTTCAGAGATTGGTTCGACTCATGGATCAGCCCGCAGCTACGAGCGCGTCCCAGTTCGCCATCCGCATACTCAGGCGCTTCTTGTGATCGGGCTCCGAGTCGATGCGATCCTTGATGCTCTTACCCGTGTCGCTCGATGCCCCGCGAGGGATCGGCGCCGCGCCCGCGGTGACGCGCGGGAGTTCGGACAGGGACTTCACGGTCGCGGGCTCATCGCGCTCATATTGCGAAATCATGACCTCGCGCAAGGCGGGCTGGAGCCGCCCATCGGCGATGGACGCATCGACGGCCGCTACTGCACGGGCCTTCTTGGCAGTCGCGGCTTCGCCCTTGAGTTTCTCAAGCTCGCTCTTGAGGTCGGCGTTCTCCTTTTTGAGCGCGTCGAGTTCGTCGGTGTTGTTTGCCTTTGGTGCAGCGGGAGCTCCTCCGCAACCGCAGGCAGTGATCGGTGCGGCAGTGCCGCCGGTAGCTGTAGTTGACATAGTGATTTGGGATATACGATTGCTGAGTTTCCCGGGCACTCGCCGGAAATGGGATAGGTCGAATTTGGCTTCGATCGCTGGTGCGTCAGTGAGCGAACCAACGAAACCGGCATCGAGAGCTTCGTCGCCGGTGAACCAGGTCTCCGCCGCCAGCCATTTCTTGACCTGGTCAACGCTGGCCCCAGTCGAGTTGGCGTAGACCTGCACCGTGGAGTCGCTCATCTTGCGCAACTCCGCAGCCATCTTCTCCATGACCTCCGGCGGGCCCCAGGCCAGGCCGGAAGGCTCGTGAACCATGATGAAAGCACTTTGCGCCATTTGGCGGCGCTCCTTGGGCGGAGCCAGCATCACGACGGACGCGGCAGAAGCCGCCAGACCGTCGACTACCGTGGAGAGTTTCGGAAAACTCTTCAGATAATTGTAAAGAGTGATGCCCGCGAAGATCGAACCGCCTGGGGAATTGATCCGCACAGTGATTTCGCGATTGCGATAGGGCGTCAAGGCCTCGATGAACGGTGCCGGGCAGATTCCGCCGAACATTTCGCACCCGGTGTCGAACAGCTCGTCGTAGAGAAACACTTCGATACGGGAGTCTGCCGAGTCATCCTTGGCTTCGACCCTGAACCAGTCTCGTTGGGCGGATTTCATTGGGTTTCGCTCGGAGCGGTTTCCTCCTCATCCTCTTCTTCCTTCTTGGGCTTAGGCTTCTCCTCGGGGTCGTCCGGGTTCGGTTCTGGCGCCAGAGCCTCGAGCCCTGGCATTTCCAAAGTCAGACCGATTTCGCGGGCGTAATCCTGCTGCTCTTTGAGCTTCGCGAACTCTTCCTTCCAATCCAGACCCAGTTCGCCGTACAGGATTTCGTAGTTGGTCACCCCTGCTTTGAGTTCGTTGATCGCCGCAGTGCTCCGACGGCCGGGGTCTACGTTGACGCTGCGTGGAGGCCGAATAGTGACCTTGCGCCAGTCCGCGGGCGGATCGCGAAGGGCGGGCACCTTGTTGCGAGCCGCACTGAGCACAAACTCGTAAATTGAAGTAATCCCATTCGCCAGGACCAGGGAGCAGGCTCGAAAATAGGCATTGGCCATCTCGTAGGTACCGCGGGCAACGGTTCCCTGCAGTGACTCGGGCAGGACGAGCACCAGGGGGAAGCCGGTGCCCGCGGCGATCTTCTCGGCCCGGTCGCGCATGAATTCCTGCGCATTGGTGCTGGGCCGGTCGCTGCTGTAACTCTCCCAGGAATCGCCCGTGCGCAGGACCTTGGCCGTGGCGCCGAACACTTGCTGGTAATAGGTCCCGGCATCCGGGCTAGCGCATGCCGCACCGGGAGTGCCTGAAGGCGGGGGTTTCACAACACCGAACCGGGCCGCCCTCATCATTGCCGGCGTTAGCTCTCCAGTCTGGGTCTTGATGATGCTCCAGAGCGTGGCGTCATTCTTGACGCATTGCTGGATGAGGTCTTCGGTCGTCTCCAGGGAATTCAGGCCCTTGAGTGCGGAGTAAATGAACGGCAAGCCGCGAACCTGGCCGGAGCGGCGCGGCTCAAAAATGTGGACCATCGAAGCCGCGGGGACAGGATCGGCCTGCCCTTCGACATAGTATCCTGTCGGCTTGCCGTAGCGGTCGAGGGCCACGCCATCGGCGAGCGTCGGGGAATCCACCATCCCATCCGGGGTCTTGATCTGGCGGGCCTCGATTAACTGAATCCTTGGATTGCCTTCGTCATCGATCACCAGCGGCACAAACTCCTCACCATAGATCATCCAAGCGCGGGCAATCATCGTTTGCAGGGTGCCGAATGGTTGACGTGAGCCGAGATCGGGCTCGCGCGACCAGGTCCCCCAATAATCCTTGGCGGCCCGGTTGAATTCCGGCGACGAAGAGTCCGGCTGCAACACAAGCCCGGTGCCCACGGTGTACGTCTCGAAGAGGTCGCACATGCGGGTGTATAACGGGGAATTCTTCTCCCAGTATTCCGAGTGCTTCTGAAGGGAGCGCCGATCCCATGGGGAAGGGTCTATTCGGGCGGGCTGCAAGCCTGTCGGTATCCACGGCTGGTCGACAGAAGGCCAGGCTCCCTCGTACCTGTTCTTCGGCAGGAGCCAGTCCGCGATCTTGTAGCGAAGGGAATCGAACATCGCCTAGAGGCACCCGCACCCGCGGAGCATGCTGAAGTCGTTGCGGATCTCGCTGACACCAGGAGAAACCAGCGATGTGAGGGCCGAGCAAATCTCCGAGGGGCTGGGCGGTCGGCCGAGTTCCTCCTCCAAGTGCGCAACGACGCAGTCGTAAATGCTCAGAACCTCGTCAATCACGCCCACCACATCGCTGGAAGTCATCCCGCCGCCCTGGCCGGGACTGAAGTAGGACGCCGAGTGCCCACCGTAGGACGTCGACTGGATGGAAGGACGCCCGCTTAACGCCGAGCTGTTATCGGAAATCCCCCGCAGGTACTCATCCAGCGGCTTACCAGCGGCCTGCGCGGCGCGACAAACCATGCCCAGATAGGCTCGTCGCTCGGCTGCTGTGGCTGGCACATGCTATTCGTGAGCAGGCCGCCTCGGGGTTTGCAATGGGGCTACCCTTCCATTTCCTGCCGTTTGCTGCCGTTTCCACGCTTCGCCGCGCGGATTCGGGTTTTGATCGAGCCACAAGACCAAGGCCTCGAGCGTGGCGCGATTACCTGGCATCCGAAATCCGCGCCGTTTCGCCGCATAGATCCAGCCGACGCTCCGCTTGAGAATCGAGGCGAGTTGTTTCGCCGAATAGAACTCCGGGCAGTCATCGCCGTTGCGACTCATGCGGGCTCAGTCTCCACCGTTTCAGCGAACACGCCGGCGCCGATAAGTCCCGCCATCTCCGCCAGGAGCCCGATCATCGCTTCGCACGCGAGCAAGTCATTGCGGCGATCGAGCCGGACCCATTCGACCACAGTTTCATTGGTCCTCGGGTGCAGCCGCTCTGTCCTCTCCTCTGCGGCCAGGTGGTGCTTGTAGGTTTCGCTCACGTCGGAGGGCACTTCCCATTTCACCTCCTGCGAGCTCCGCAGCCAGGCGAGCCGTTCCCGGATCCCGTGCTTGCTGTAGAGAATGAACTGGGGCTCGGCCAGTGGCTCGTCCGGGTGAGTTGGGTCCGCCCCCAGCATGGCGCAGAGCGGTCGCTCCTCGCTGAAGATGCGCCGGCTGCCGTCGGAATGAGCAAAGTGCGCCTGGCTCGAGCCCTTCACCGCGTGAAAACCCCGGGACAGGCAGAAACGGTAAACCGCCGTGGTCGTGTCGCCATCGCCTGAATCGACCAGGACGTGCCGAGGCTCGACCCCGAGGTCGCGCAGGCTCTGCGTCACGTCGCTCTCGGTCTCGATCCGGCCTTCGAAGACGAGCAGGGAATTCCCCAGGGCATCGAAGTCCCGCACCACCATCCAATGGTGGGGATGGTCTCCTTCGGTCAGCACCATGCCGCGCTGGACGTCGACCGCTGCGAAGCGCACCGCGCGATTCACCAGGCCATCGCGGCTCTTCACCCGGTCAGGGCTTGTGACAACCACGTCGACAGTCGGCCGGTCCTCCGGCTTCCAGAATTCCGAGTCCCGCTCCTGCCTGAACCGCCGGAAGGGTTCCGGGTCCCCCCTTTTCATCGCCCGCAACGCCGCGTGCTTCTCCCGCACGAGCTGCAGCCAGGGGATGTAATCCACCGCGGCCGCCGACAATGTGAAGCTCCGATGCCCCACAGCGCCCGGATTCCGGGCCCGGTAGCGACCCGATAACGACAACGCCCGGCGCGCATGCAGCTCGTCAGGCGTTTCATGCCCGCACGGCCAGGAGTACCGGATCGTCGGTCCCAATTTTGCGTAGTCGTATTCCCCGTTCGGACGCCTGCATGCGTCGGAGTCGTACCGGATGCCGCCGTATTCCGGGTGGTGGCGATCGAACCAGGTCCGCATGACGTGGCCTTCGCCACAGCCAGGACAGCGCACCTCCCAGGCTTCCTGGGTGCCATCCCGGAAAGCCGCGTGCAACTGATCGCCCTCGTTCCCGGCGTTGCTGATGTTCAGGATCTTCGCATGCCAGAAAGCCGTGGTGCGGTTGTAGGCCTTCGCCAGCCGGCCAGGTTCCCAGTCGTGAATTTCCTCGTTCACAAGGTAGCGGACCGAATCCGAATCCAGGTTCGCGTCGTTCCACACACCCTGCACCGTCAGGTTCGCCACCGGAAACACGACCAGGCCCTTGGTGTCCTTCGAACGCTCGCGCGGCCATAGGTCGGCGACCGGCTGGCAGGCGAGCAAGGTCCGCTCGATCCGCTTGATCCACCTCGCATCCGCAGCCCCGTCATTGGCCCAGTTCCAGAAGATGTCGCCCGCGGAATTCGCGAGCCAGTAACAGACGGCGACTTCGCCGACCACGCTCTTTCCCGACTGGACCGGCGCGCACAAGGTCATCGTGCGGACGGTGTCATCGAGCAAGGTCTCGAGGGCCGGCACGCACCACGGCGTGATGCTGGGGTCGTAGCGCTCGCTGCGAGCAGAACCCGGCAAACGGACGTGCTCGGCCGCCCAGGCGGCAATCGAGGTGATGGTCGCCCGCTTCAGGCCAGCGGCGAAGGCCTCCGCCACCCACCGCGCCACGTTTTCGACCGGGGCCAGGGCGGCCTCGCTGCGCCACTGCTGCCCTCGGCGCCGGCGAGGGGCGAACACCCCTGGTCCACTTACATTCATGAGAGAGTCAGCATTCCGATCTCCTGAACAAACGCCGCCTCGATGCGACCCAGGCGCTCGCGCACCCGTTGCCGGATCCCGACTTCGTCGAGGCCTTTGAGTACCGGCGGCAGCTCGGATCCGAACTCGCGCTCGAGCACCGCGATCAGCCGCGCGCTACAGGCCTTCACGGCTTCCTCGACGGCGTGACGGTCGAGCAACTCGCCCCGTTCCCTCGAGAGCCGGATCTCCTCGCGCGCTGCCTTTGCCTCCTTCAGCCGGATATCAACGCCGGCACCGTTGCCATTCACCTCGTGATTCGGCGCACCATGCGGGTGCAGCTTGAGCCAGGCGCGAATCTCCTCCTTGTTCACCCGGCCAGCGCGGAAAGCAATGCACCCCGCTTTCTTGGCCGCCTTCAACACCGCGGGCGCGACGCCTAGATCGGTCGCAGCTGCTCCCATGGATGCCCAGAAGCGAATTTTGGTTTGCAAGCTACGCTATATCAGGCAGTTACAATGGTCCCCTCGCGAAATGACGCGCTCCTTCT